CGGAAAGATTTATTCCTCATAGGTGTCAAACCCGTCAAGGGCTTCGGGGTACTCAGAGGAAGGCGACCCAAGTTGAGCAAGGCGTTCGTATAGCCCCGCCATCACTAGTGCCTTCTCGTTGGTAACACATTCCGTCCAGTCCTCGTATTGCGAGCCACTGACAGAGAATGCGATGGTGAAAGCGTGGTTGTAGGTCATTCATCATCCTGTTCGTCGTCGTAATCCCAAGAGTCACCCTGACTAATGAGACTGATGAAACCAGCGTTCGGGTCGGCGTGATTAGTGGCGACAGCATTGACAAACCTCAGACCGCAAGAGTTGGTGTACCAACAGTCAAGTGCGGTAAGCATTTCGTCGCTTGTCCCCCGTACGGAGTATTCGTAGTTTTCCTCAAACCACTGTGCCTGCTCGTCGTCTAGAGCCACATAGATTTTGTGGCAACCGTCCCAAGCGACAAGGAGAGCATCGCACATAGCGTCTGCGACTTTATCGGCAACCAGTGGGTGTAAGTCTCGGAGTTTCATCAGCAAATCTCAAATCCACCGCAGTCAAGCAGGAACTCAGCAAACTCTTGGACATTTTCCGTTGAGAATGGGTAGTTTGTTGCGAAGTGTTCTACCTTGCCGTGTCCACGACAGGCATTACACCACCCGTGAGTGCGTCCGAGAATGATTGCGTCCGCTTCCTCTAGTTCTTTATCGGGCATACCGTTATCAACGCCGACAGTATCCGAACGGATACCCGTACCTTGACAGTAGTCGCAGTCCGATGTTGGTAGCGAGGCTAGGTGTTCACGGTATTCGGTTTCGTACTTGGCGGTTACACCCGTAGCGAGGTCGTTGAGTAGTCGCTGACCGAGAGCGAGTGCGTCATCTGCGTCAAGACCATCACCGTCGTTGGAGTATCCGCTATCAACTTTACGAGCGATGTCGCCGTGTAGTTCCTCACAGTAGTTCCATAGTGGTCGCCACCACCAAACATTGTTGCGGAAGTAAGAACCTTTTTCGCTCGTTGTGTTTTTGCCGTATACATCCATACCCATTAGTTGTCACCTTCCTCAAGGCAGGCGACTTGGCTTTCGTCCATCTCAATAACCCTCACCCAAGAAAGGATGATGCGGAGAAAAACGGAGTAGTCGTTTGGCGAGTATGTATGAGTCTGAGTGCGGAACTCCTCAATTTCGTGTTGGGGGACTCCCTCTCGTCGGAGAAGGTGAGTGACCTCTGCGATGATTTCGGAGTCGGTCATTCCACAAGTGCTAAGGCTGATGTCATATTTGGGCTTGATGTCTAGGTGTGTCATACTCCCCTTTTCGCTCGTTTGGTTCTTGCCGTATATATCCATTCCCATTGGAGTTTCCTTTCGTCGTTGTATTTACAGTGAACAGCGTAGGTTTACACAACACAACCTGTTCGTGGGATTTATCTAAGTATCGGTTAGGCAGTTACCGTAGTTGGGCGTAACTTTATCCACAGGCTGTGGACAACTGAATAAAAATGCGGGGCTCGGTCTGAGTCTTTGGATAAATCATTTAGCGAGGTTGTTGTTACTACTACTAGGCGGTTCACTGTATCTAACGCCCGACGGTGGCGGATACCAAAAATAAAAACTGACCCAACTAACGAAATAGCAGAACCGATACCCCACTATGAACACACTTACTATGCCCGAAGCAACAGCCATTGCCATTATGGAATGGGCTAAGAACAAACTTGCCACCGTCGGCTACTTGGAGTTCTCCGACGATTGGTGGGAGTCCTATGACAACGATTGGGATATCAACATTTGGCGTTCCGATATGAGCGAGGAAATCCGTGTCAATGCCTACCCGATGACATTCACTAATGGTGAATGGAATACCGACTTCTCCAACTGGGTGAGTTTGGGGACTCTCCGTGAGCCTATCTCTTGGCAGGACGGACATTCGTGCGACCAATGCGGTGACCCGATGGGTGGCAAGTATGACGGCGACCAACCAACTTCCTACGGTGAGGACGGCGTTGCTCATCTCCGTTGTACGCCCATTGAATAAATCTAAATCACAGGTTGTTATTACTACTATTAGGAAGTTCAATAGAACTATGACCACTACACTCTTACAACGAACCAAAGACGCTATCGCTGACGGGAAAATCATTGGCGACGGGCATACCATCTTCAATCCCGACTTCTACGCCCCTCACTTCAGTGAGGACGAACTGAGTAAAGCGAAACTCATCCAAACTTTCAAGTCAGACAAGTCTGACCACAAGTCCACCATTTTTGGCAAGGACGGTAAGCCGATGGAGAAACTCAAGGGCGTGTACAACCTCACTTTCTTGTATTGGCTCTGCGGTGCGCTTGGTATCAACTCTCACAACGACTACAACGGGCGTGGCTCGCAGGCAGACGAACTCGCTCGCCGTATCCGCAAGGAACTGGCATGAGAAGCGACAAAGCACCATTCACCATTACCCATCACGATGAAGCCTCGTCTTGGTGTGACTCATCACTTCTGAAGGCATTAGCCAAGACATTCAGTACCGTCTTGGTCACAACACTTGATGGCGACATCTACGAGGGCGAGGTGCTTGCCGTTGAGAACGGAATACTCGTCCTCTCCAATAGCAATCTTGGCAATGCGTGGGCAGAAATGGAAATCACGCTAACGAGTATCACCAACATTCATTATTGCTAAAGAAATCTCACCCGTGAGGTTGTTATTACTACTAATAAGGAGTTCACTGTAACTATGACCACCTACCACATTGAGTACATCATTCACTTAGAGATAGAGGCTGAGAGCGAGGACGAGGCACTAAAACTCGGCTCGCAGGAACTTCACGCCCTTGACGGTGACGGACTCGCTAACTGTTGCGAGTTCTTAGATATTGAGATAGCACTAACCGACGACTACTACTTAGGAGAAACCGAATGAAGTATTACCGTGTAGGCATTTTTGCGTCCGTGAATGTGGAAGCAGAGAACGAGGACGAAGCAATACGCCAAGCCCGTGACATTGTTATTGAGGGCGCAATCAAGACGCACGATTACGAGTTTGAGGCTCAGGACAGAGAACTTGACCCCGACTTGGACTTCTTGGAAATGATGGCTCAGGAGAAGGCGAAATGACGAAACTCGTTGTTCATATTGGTACAGGGACTATTATTGACGCTGACGAATGCGTTATCGTTGATGTGGAGAAACTGGACGACCACGACACGACACTCGTGAACGATGGTGATGACTCTGACCTTGTTGAGATTGCCGAACGACTCGGTAAGCCACTCAACCTGACGGACTTGACCTATCGCAATACGGTGGCGTTCTCTCCATCATCTCTCCGTAGCGAAGCAGAGGAACAGTTGAGTAACGGTTACGCCACTGACGATGACGCTATTGCGTATCTGACTTGGACTGCCGAGGTAGCCACTGATGACGAACTGAGCGGTGTTGCTGACTACATTCTCAATGACGACACAATGTGGAACGAATACAACACGACGGTAATGGACGGTATGCGCCAAGGTTACAGATGGTCTAAGGAGAGCAAGTAATGGGACTCATCGCTTTTCATACACCCGAAGATGGATTTACACTCAACGGCGTTGAGGTAGAGATTATTTGGGACGACACTCCCGAAGCAACAGAGGGTGTTCGTATCATTGTTGATGAGAACGCCGTACGGGTGACGGATATTTTGTCAGACCCCGACCACTCCGAACACGATATGTGGTCTGCGTGGGACGACGACATCTTCTACTACTGCGAGTCCGAACAAGAATGGAAAGAACTTCTCGTCACAGGACATCACGACGGATGGAGAGTTCTCCAATAAATCTGTCCGACAGGTTGTTGTTACTACTAATAGAGAGTTCAATGAACTTATGACCATCACACTTGACCAACACACTTGCCCTCGTTGTTTCGGGGGTATCCCTAATGACTTACAGCGAGGTCAGTACATCGGAGCATTATCACGCACCGATAACAAGACCTACATCTGTTCAGACTGCGGAACGGCAGAGGGACTAGAGGACTATTTTGACCTTGGCTGTTCACCTCAATCCGAATGGCGGGTGAACCAATCGTGACCACCATCATTGACCCTTGTATCCATTGCGGAGAACCCACTGCGTTTGGCTCTGTCCGTGAGGACGGAACGCTCGTCGGCAAGTTCGTGAACCGTATTCCTGCTGACACTATGGACGAGGAAACGGGCGAATACAAAGACGGGTATGCGTGTGCCGAGTGCGCTGGGTATGGGTGCGACGAGTGCGATAAGCCGATTTACCTTGACTGCGAAACCCGTGTGGATTATCAGGACGAGAGTGACAAGTACCACTACGGCAACTTTCATACCGAGTGTTACGACGAAGCGAAGCACGGCAAAGCCGAATACGGCGAGAACATCAAGGAGACTCTGTAATGCGTGAAATAGACCTATCCGTACGGAACGCCGACAACTCTTGGTATTGGCAACAAATCCGTGAATACAGCAACAAGCAAGTCCATCGGTTACGAGCGAACATTCGTCGCAATGCTTACGATGTTCAGTCGTATGCCAACATTGAGAAGTGGTCGGACGAGCGAGGCTGGGCAATCATCTCCTCTCACCCCATCACGGACTACCCGTGCGTCAAGGTTTCGTACATGACGAAAGAACTCACCGACAACGACCATGAGTGGTTCATTCAGACCGCCGAGGAACTGTTCACTATTGGGGTGACATTCGCACGATGAGAACTATCACCGTTACACAAACATACGAACTCATCGTATCCATTGAGACTCAAGTCCCCGACGACTACAAGTACGAGGATATGGAAAACTCATTCATTGACTTCCCCATTCGGGTTGATGTGAACCCCGTATGGGAAGATACCGAGAATGTCAAGGTCGTTGGAGTATGCGTGGACGCTCTTGTATCTCTAACGGGTGAGGACGCTTTCGCTCTTTATGAAATGAAGGACGACGAATACACTCGCCTAGTTGAGGAGAGTGACGATGAGTGAATACCACGATTATAGGGGGGTCATCCGTATGGACTTTGATTGTGCTAAAGACTCTCGTAAAGAGGTAATCGTACAGTTACCTACAGACCCCGACGCAAAATACGAGCAACCCGTGTGTTGTGTTGTGTTTACTGAAGAAGGTATTGTTTTGGACTTCTTTGAAGATGGTGAACTTGTTCGTTCGCTTGGTCGCACTTATGAAGAGTGGTCTGACTTAGCACTATGAGTGTCGTTAGTCACTCAGGTTGTGATTACGCCTATCTGTTCTTATTATCAACTATCAAGTAAACGAAAGGGAAATATGAATACAACAAACATTGTTCGCAAGCCAAACGGCACTGTTGATTTTGACGCATACAAGGGACTAGAGGGAAGTATCGGACTAACGGGCATGACCTTCACTATCAAGGTGATTGACGCTCGCCAGTCCTTTGGACGACTAGACCTCTGCGTTGAGCCGCTTAACGGCGAAGGCTCTCGTTGGATGGAAAGCCGCAAGGTGGAACTCAAGAGCGAGCCAGTGCCTACAGAAGTCATACCAACACAAGCAATGACAGTCCGAGAGCAGATTGCTCAACGAGCGATTGACGCTTCTCGGGAAAATGGGTCGGTTAATGCCGACCTCATTCAGCGACTGCTGAACCAAATCAACAACGGCAACTTTGCCACAGAAACAAAGGAAACAATTAAATGAAGCGCATCGTATTTGAGAACCCCACCGTCGCCAAGCGTGGACGCAGTGGCGGGGCTGTACAAGAGTTCATCACCAAACTGAGCGAGACCCCCGACAAGTGGGCTGTCTATACCCGTAGTGCCAATCACATCTCCTACTACTACACAGTGGCGAGCAAGATGGGTAACCTCAAAATCGCCGTTCGTGCGAATAGCGATGGCAAGACTCATACTGTTTACATGATGTACTTGGGCGTGGAAGCAACCAAGACTCGTGTTGCGGAGAAGGCAAACAAGAAGGCGAACAAGAAGGTAGCCGTCAAGAAGGCGACTGCCAAGAAGGTCACCGTCAAGAAGTGATTGTGTCAGGGGTGGGGAAACCTGCCCCTGATAAATCCATCTAGTCGGGTTGCTATTACAATAACTAGACTGTTCACTGAAAGTACAAACACTACTACTAAAGGGGACTACTATGCCGAACTGGTGCTATAACCGAATGAATGTTGCGGGTGACCGTGACTCACTAGTCAAACTCACTGAAGCGATTACCCGTCAGTACGACTCGTCGCTCGCTGAGACAACAATGGGCGTTGAGCAAGTGGACTACGACCTATCTGTCTTGTTCCCTGTTCCTGAACCGTTGGCTATTCGTGCCGTCATGTTTAATACCGATAGCACTGACCCTGAATATCAAGAACTTCTCAAAAAGTACGAAGCAAATAAGGCGGAGTACGGTCACACCACTTGGTATGACTGGGCTATTGAGAACTGGGGTACGAAGTGGTCGCCTCGTATTGAGGAATGGGAAATCATTGACCACTTTGATGGCGGTGCTGGTATCTATGCGTACTACGAAACTGCGTGGTCACCTGCTGACGGACTTATCCGTGAAGTGAGCAGGCAGTTCCCGACACTTCTGTTCACGGTTTCATCTGACGAGGAAGGTCGCTCGTTCTCTTGTGTTTCGGCGTTCAGTAATGGCGAGATGGTCGCTGAGGCTGGTTGCGAACTAGAACCCAACAAAGTTCCCGAACAGTTCCGTGAGGACTATGCGAGGATAGACAAGGACATAGAGACTGGCGTAAGTGCTGTCGGCTACGACGCTTGGGACGAGATGAGCGAACTTGACAGTGATGTTCTCGGCTGGTTAGAGACTCAAGTGAACGACAAACTGGTTGAGTTGGGACTGCTACCGAAGGTGGATGTATGACCCGTAGGTCACCCGTGAGGCTTCTCAGACTTCTTCTGAAGTCTCTTCAGCGTCGGCTTTCTTTGTGGACTTACGCTTTGGCTTATCGTCGGCTGGGGCTTCCTCGGGAGAAGCGTCCTCAGTAGGCACTTCAGCAGACGGGGCTTCCTCGGCTACTGGGGCTACCTCTAAGTGTCCACAGTTTTCGTCGTGGGTGTGCTCCTCGGCTACGGCGTTTTCGGCGAGATAGGCTAACTTCTTGACTTCTCGCTGTTCTGGGGTGAGTTTACGCATGATAGAAACCTCGCTAGTTGTAAGTGTGGATACCATGATACCTAACTTATCCACATCCCTGTGGATAAAGTACCACACAACTAGTGAAACAACCAAACCGATAGGGAGTTATGACTACTCAGATGACACAAACTGAAGCAGAAAATCGCTACAAGCAGGGCGTTCGTGACCTTGCCGAGAAATGGGGCGGGCATAGCAATATCCCGTCCGCTGAGTTGCGAGATATATCTGAGGAACTACGGGCGTACTACATTGTCCTGAAACATGAGGGTGCTGTCACACGGCAGATACTTAGTCAATACATGGTGTCACCAACCATCATTGAGCGTGTCATGTCTAGTATCGGAGTAGACGGGGAAGTGGGGACTATTACCCCTAGGACTAGTCGCTCCGACCAATACAAGGCTTTCACTAAGTGGGCTTGCGAGCATGACCGTGAGCAGTTCACTACCGACCAACTAGTTGAGGCATCGGGCTTCTCGTATCAAACGACGCTGAAGTTCGTGGACTCTGACCCCAACTTCATTCGTATCAAGAAGGGTCTGTATGAGTGCCGTGACTACAACGCCTTACGCATTGAGTCAAAGAAGTTAGAAAAATCTCAGTAATAGGTTGTTGTTATAACTAATAGCCTGTTCACTGTTACTACAAGGGCAAATGCCCACTACTACAAATAGGGAGAAAACAATGACCACCATTGACTTGCCAAAGTGTTGGCAGAAGTACAAGAACGCACTTGAGGGCGGTATTGACCGCATCATTCTGTTCGGACCATCGGGTACGGGCAAGACCTACGGGGGACTCAACTACGGAGATACCCGTGGCGGTGCTTTCAGACTCGTATGTACTGAGGATATGACAAACGCCGATGTATCGGGTTCATTCATGCCTTCCGCTAATGGCGGTTTCTCATGGGTTAGCGGTTCGGCACTGAGGGCTTGGGAAGGTAACGGCTACTCAGGTGGACGAGTCGTTGCTGACGAGATTGACAAGGCTGGTGGCGATGTGCTTGCTACCTTGCTCTCGTTCTTTGACTCACCTGAGTCTGCCTCGTGGGAACACCCTGAGACTGGCAATATCCATAAGCCTCGTAACGGTTTCTCTGTGGTGATGACCACGAACATTGAGAACATGAGAGAGTTGCCAACGGCACTCACTGACCGCTTCCCTGTTCGTATTCGCATTGACGAACCGCACCCTGATGCGATTGAGCGTTTGTCAGTAGACCTGCGTGGTATCGCTGTTCGTATGGCTGATGCTGGCAAGGAGCGCATCTCACTGCGAGCGTTCTACGCCTTTGACCAACTGCGTTCATCCCTCTCTGTTGAGGAGAGTGCGGAGATTGTGTTCGGTGACCGTGCTGGCGCAATCATGGATGCGATGCGAGTGGACTCACTGTCGTGAGCGTGAAGGTCAAGCATGATGTATCACGCCGACCTCTCCCTGAAGTATTGGGTCGTGGTGATGTAGACAAGGGCGGTGCGTGGACTGTAGAAGCCTGCCCACCTACCCGTGGACTACCCGTGACCTCTGTTGAGGGTCGCTTTATGAATGTACCTATGTCGGGCGACGCTCTGTCTACGGTCATTCGTATTCATGAGATGGTTCATGCGAAGGTGTCCCCTAAGGACTTGAGTCCGTTCATTGCTAGGGGTTTCGCAACTGAGGAGTCACTGCGCTCTGTTGAGGAGATGCGAGTGAACTACCTCGCTACTCACTTGGGTTATGACATGAGTGTTCTTAGTGATGGTGGCGAGAAAGAGTTAGGCGAACGCCTCGTTGCTATGGGTGACTGGAACAATGCTGTTCAGTTCGCTATCGCCACTGTTGGTACGGGCGGTCATAAGAAGTTCATCGCTGGAGTGCGCCGACATAACAAGGTATGGGGCAGTGTGCTTGCCGACATTAGTAAGCGAGCGATGAGAGAGATAAAGAAAGTGCCACGGAACAAACTCACTAGCACCTCTCTCACTGCTGATGGTCTGATAGAAGGCTTTGGTTATACCGAAAGTATTGCTTCTTGGATTGACCGCCTATGCGATAAGCAACCTGATGACAAGAGTGATAAGAGTGACAGTACTGATAGTTCTGATAAGGACGACTCTGATGCTGATACCTCTGATACTGATGAGTCAAAGAGAGATGAGAAGGGCGAGATAGATAAGGCTCTTGCTGAGTCTCGTAAAGAGACTCTCGTTGATAGGACTCCTATCCCCTCTTGGTTCCCTCTTAAGGTGGAACGGTTGCCTATGCCTGAAGTATTGAGTGGGTCACTAGGTAAGAAGCGTGTCGCATCCAATAGTGGCAAACATCCTCGTCGCCTTCATCGTTACTTGACTGACCCTCAGAAGCGTGTCTTTGATAAGACGGTTCGTGGTCAAGGTGGCATCGTTGTCATTGACACTAGTGGCTCTATGCGTCTTGACCGTGATGATGTAATGGGTATCGTTATGGCATCGCCTGGATGTACTGTGCTGTCTTATAGTGTCCCCTCATTCGGCATTGACGATAATGGCGAGGCTATTGAGACCAATGCTTATGTCCTTGCTAGTCGTGGTCGTATGGTGGACGAGATGCCTGAGTTCGGCTCTGCTAATGCTGTAGACCTACCTGTGCTGAAGTGGGCAGTGAGTGAACGACGAAGTAGTCGCACTCCTGTCGTGTGGGTATGTGATGGGTATGTGACTGGTCATGGTGATGTGGCTCACGAGACACTGACGCTTCAGGCGGTTGAGTATTGCTTGGCTCACGGTATCTCTATCGTGCCTGATGCTGAGTCGGCTGTGAAGTACCTGACCGAGTTGAGCAATGGTATGCGACCTGCTAAGTCATTCCCTCATATCATGAAACGGGCATACGAGTTGGCGACTGGAGATAGGTTGGTCGCATAGTTCTTGCCTTCCCTATAAGGTAAGTGGAGAGTAGTCCTCTAGTCATTGGTGGTCAGTGACTTGAGTGGCTACTCTCTTTTGTATATATCAAGTGAGTAAGTAGTGGCGTGTATGTAATGAGTGAGTGATATGTGATGATGATGATATAGGTAGGTAGGTAGGTAGGTAGGTAGGTAGGTAGGTAGGTAGGTAGTAGTGATGTATGTATGTATGTGTTAGATGAGTAGTGGTAGTAGTAGTAGTGGTAGTACCCATAGCAATACCCGTAGGCACTTTTTTTACTAATGATGAAACGATGATGAGAACGAAGTGATGATGGGGTAATGATGATGTACCTATATGTATACGAGTATGAGGGTATAGGGGTATAGGGGTAGGGGTATAGGGGTACTACTTATATACCCGTGATATACCCGTGAGCATTGCGACGACTCAATGACTTAGCGATGACGACTTAGTGATGACGACTCAATGACTTGACTGTCAATGATGGTAATGATGACGAGTCAATGATGATGACGATATGACGATGACTCAATGCTATTGACGATGACTCAATGACGATGACGATGATGTGATGCTTTGTAATACTTTGTGATACTCAGTAATACTTTGTGATACCTGATAATGAATGTGATGATGAATGGGGCAACGCTGTCAATGTGTACGACATATGTAATGCCGTGTCTTGCTTGTGGATAAGGTGTGGATAAGGGTGTGGATAAACTTTTTTGTCATCCTCTACGACTGTCTATCTTAGGATAAGCAAGGGTTATACACAGGTTTATCAACAGGTATGTGGATAAGTAAGGGTTATCAACAGGTTGATTAAGGTGGTTATCAACAGGGTTATCAACAGGGTTGGGGATAAAGTAGGGTAAAAAGGGGTTATCAACAAGGGTGTGTATAAAGTCGGGGCTTCGTCCACATCCGTAGGCACTTATCCACAGGGTTATCAACAGACTTATCCACAGAACATATGTTCGGGGAACAGGTGTTCGTACTTTGGAAGGTCAAAAGCGAACAGGTGTTCGTGCGAACAAGTGTTCGTATCCATGACCCCAGAAGCCCCGAACTTTTTGAGAATATAGATATTGGCTGGGCGGGCATACAAACTATTTTTAATGTCGGCTTACTCTGGATAGATTTATCCAAACGGGGTGGGGGCAGCATCTTCTATGTTCTTCAACCTTTGACGGTGGTGGAAAGCAATTCGCTCGAAGCGTCTCGACACGTGCTTGCTCCGTAATGGGAGTATTACTGCTTTGTAGTACTAAGCGCTTTGTGCCAGGTTTTGGTGAACACCCAGATAAGCGAGAGTAATCCTGCCTGTCTCCAGGTGATGTCATTCTCAATTGCGTTGGCGTGGTCAAGAATTCGCGATGTTGACCAGATAGCCGTCTGGGTCACTAAGACTGTTAGCCCCCATAGGAAGATTAAAGCCATGGTAGTCCCTGTACTGGAGTTTGATTCATTGAGGTTGTTTAGTTGCCGGTTTGACAATTTGGTGAATCCTTTGTCTGGAGAGGTTATAACGGTCGGCGATTTGTGTGAGCGATTGGCCGTCTTCGCTGAGATTCTTGATTTCCGCGTTTCTGGAGGTATTAGGTTTGGGACCTGGCCGCAGAGGGCCCCAGGACCATCCCGGAATACTGTTTAAAATATTAATGCGGTCTTCGCCCAATTTGTTGTTTTTGTAACGTTGTCGAATATATCCGACCCACGTGCCGAGTTGCACCGACTTGCCGTCGACATGTTCTTCGTGATGTGCAGGAACCGTGGCGGAACCTTCGCGACTGATGTATTGTTGGAGGGCGGCCTGGTAGATATTGAACCGGGTGGTGTTGTTCATAAGGGAAACACTAGTAGTTAAAGGGTTCTCGTAGTGGATATCACGTGCAACAATCGACGGTGGTGGAAAGGGACTAAATCATGTTCGATGATGATGATAATGACGCGTTTGAGGACATAGCCAGGTTTGCTGAGTTCACCGCGAAGATGAGCGGCGATGAACGTAAGACCTTGTCCGAGTTGTTGAGTTCCCTGGCTGGAGAACTAGTCGAGCAGATGTCGCCGCCGAAGGATTTGCTGTTCGTAGGGTCTGATGGCATCCGCCTAGTGAAGTGTCTCCACTACCCTCGTGAGGTACTGGGTGAAGATGGCCCCGTTATTTTGCCCTCGGCTTCAGAATTTGTGATTCTTGGTGCGCTTTCAGATGAATTTATCCAAAGAGATGCTGATGAGATTGCGGGGCTTTTTGATGACCTTGAAGAACGCGACGATGCTTGGCACCACCTGATGACCGAGTACGCTTTGACCATCTCGGAGAAATTCGACGACAATCCACCGGAAGACTATTCGAACTTTTTTAAGGAGTAACACGTGCACACATCCTGGAATGCAGCCGCTGAGGTGGCCGTTAAAGAAATCTTCGCAGCGGAGGTGCAGCCCTGCAGTGTCGAAGCGCTTAGGAGCCATCTGGATGGCCTTATCGAGAAGTATTTACCGACCGGCGGGGACGTGGCCGCGGGCGGCAGCCAGAGAATGCGTCAATCCTGGGTGAAACTGGGTCAACTGGCCCGGTCCTTAGGAGCCACGAGTGATTATTTGAACTTTTCCCCGGTATTCGGCGAAGACCACGGTCGTGTTCTCGACATCGTTGTGCGCAAACAGCGCGATTACGGCCACGAGAATATTGCACGCTTTGGCCGCATGGGACTTTTGGTCCGGGTGCACGACAAGATTGCACGTCTGGAGAATCTTCTGGGTGCCGGTCATCTACCGAATCATGAATCCATTGAGGATAACGTTCTCGATGTGATTGGTTATTCAATCGTCGCCGCGATGTGGGAGGAAGGTTCTTTCCTTCTCGCGTTGCTACCTTCGACGGTGGCGGAAAGCGAACCAGATTCGGGTCTAAATGCCGGAATGTTAGGTTTTTTGCGACTTGCTTAACATCTTCGCGATGCTTTAGTGCCGGATTGGCCTGGTAAAATACTAAAGGTAGGGAGCCTGGAGTCGACACCACCTGCTGATAGTCAACCCCAGGCATCAACCCGGGCGCCGAGAGAAGGAAAGGGGAAACCTCTCTCGACTAAACGAAACTTAGTACCCCTAATGTGCCCTCTGTTGTTAAATATTTATTTTAATTTTATGTGCGCTGAGCAGGGCCTTTTTTGAAAATTTTTCTTTTACTTGCTTTCGCGACTTGACGTGGTGCTCTACAGTCAGTACCTTTCCGAGTCACAACTTGAAGGGCGCCCGCGCTTTGAGGAAACTTTAGGCCAACCGCCGAAAGTTCTCTTTGTGGTGCGCAAAAACATAGCGATTCAAAAAAAAGGTTCCCCCGGACCCCCTCCAAAGGAGGGGGGCATCATTACTCTTTTCTTCAATGCAATAATTTCATTGAGAAATGAATATACCTTTCTAGGGAATCTCTATTGAAGAGAACTTTGAACCTTTGCAAAAGTTGTACATTTTTTTATCTATCGAAAGGGGTTTCGAATGGTCTATATACTGACTCTTGATATGGAAGAGATACCACACGAACCAAAGAAGCGCGGCGGACAGTCTGGTCCCAAGAAACAGAAGCAGGGTCAGATTCGCAAGGGATTGACGGTGGCGGAAAGCGACGTTGACCAGGTCTATCAGTACTGGTGTTCGGTCATGCGGCCTGGGCGCAAGCGAGTTCCTTCTCTGGACCACAAGCGAGAATTGGTTGTACGGGCGGCGATTGCTGATTACGGCCTCGAAGACTGCATGAGAGCCATCGACGGCTGTGCGGCATCTGACTGGCACATGGGCCGCAATCCAGGGAACAAACGCTACGACGACTTAGAGTTAATCTTCCGCAACCAGAAGCAAGTCGATATGTTTTTGGCGCGAGTCGAAAATAAAAGGAAAACTGGTGATTTCTGATGACAAAAGTTGAATTGGAAGATTTCGTCCGGGAAGTGTTTGCTTCCTTTAACCAGACGCTGTATGAATCTGACCGTGAAGTTATCTTGCGGGCATGGTGGGGTCTACTTAAAGATTTAGAAATTGCTTTGGTTCGAGATAGATTTATCCAAATGGCTGTGGTGTTGAAGACGATGCCAACTCCTGGTGCGGTACGCAGAGCGGTGGTGGAAGAGTCTTTGGAAACAACACCCCCTTCACCTCAGCAGGCATGGGCGGCATTGCGTAAGATGTCTGATGACGTGAATCGTGGGACTCATCAAGTGATGGACATCCACGAAGTCTTCCAGAATGCGATTAAGGTTCTGGGGGACATAGCGTTCACCCTGTCTACAAACGGGGACCGAGAATATTTTATGAACGTTTATACAGAGCAGTTAAATTTATACATGGTAGATGTATATAAGGTGAGGGTATGAAGAAGAACACGGGTCGACCGCCAAAGATGCCAACAGGTGAACGCACGACAATCACAATGAAAATCAATGCTGATGTCAAGCGGAAGATTATTACCCAAGCGCAGGCTTTTGACATGACCATTACAGAGTATGTCTGCATGCTTGTTGAGAGAGATAGTTCCTAGTGGGTGTACAGGTATTGGAGTTTCGATGTAGTGGTGTATTGTATGGAATAATTACTACATGGCTGAATCGTTTTTTTCACATCTATTAAAAGGCGCACGTATCGTTATCGGAGATGACGTTGACGTAAAGGCTGTTGGTTCAAAAATAGGACAACGCATAGGTGGCGGCTTGCGCTCCGCCCCAGCAGGAATGGCGTTTGTCGATGTGACGGGTCGCGTAGATGCCGATGCCGATGGAATTGTATTTGAAGGAGTTCCGGGGATGGAAAGGCCCATCATCCCAAAGTTTCTAGTCCCTAAGGAACTAGCCGCGAAACTTTCTCGTCTGGTTGAAGGTGACTCAATGGAAATTGAGAAGCAGCGTCGTGCTGGGAATACAAACATTGAGTTCAATGAGGATAAATTCAACAACATTGTTGCATCACTTCAAGGCGGCATGGCTTCACGCTCCGCCGGTAATTTATCTGAAACAAAGTGGAAGGGTGCAAAGCCGAAACCAGAAGACATCTATTCTGGTATGGACTTTTCTGGAGCAGACCTAACTGGCACGAACTTACGCAATGATAAATTAAGTGGCAAAGACTTCTCGTTTGCAAAATTATTCAATATTGATTTAACTGCATCGCAACTCAATAGAGCGGATTTTACTTCCGCTGACATGCGTTTGGCTAAATTGCAAAGCGCAAACCTCAACGGCGCAAACCTCTCTGATGCCAATCTCTACAATGCCGATATGACTGGCGCGTTGTTGATAGACGCAAAACTAAGGGGAACAAATCTTAAAAATGCCAATCTTGCAGAAGCAGATTTAACATTTGCTGACCTTCGTAGTGCAGACTTAACTAATGCCAACCTCATCGATGCCGACCTTCGTGGTGCCAATTTATTCGGCGCCAACGTTACTGGTGTCGACTTTACGGGAGCGCAACTTCCAGACCTGAGTGAGACCATTATATTTGGCTCGGGTACGGCGCGTGGGATGTCGAGTAGAAACTCTGGCATGCTCAGTAGTACTGACCTATCTAGAAGAGATAAGGCCAAATTAGAGACATTCTTTCAGGAAGCGCAAAAAGCGTGGAGTAAAAAATCTCGCGCAAAGAGTGAAGACGCATCTCAAGAGGCATTTCAGGATGCCGCAACAAAATTAATGCAACAAATTTCGGATAACGGTATAAGCGCTCTTGATGCATTTTACGAAGAAAATAGAATCAAAGAAAGAATTAAATCACTCATTGATGATGGGTTGTTGGATGCAGAAATCGCCAGAATATCAGGGACAACAGCAGAGGCCGTTGACAATGTCAGGACATACGGAGTTCCATCACCAGCAAAAGCATGGGTGAATCGTGTTGCTCGCACGGCAGTGACTGATGCAGAGCGAAGGCAATCGGCGCAACAGGGGAATATGCCCACAAGAGAAGTTGCTTATCGTCGTCTCAATAATGCAGTTTGGGACCTTGTTGACGCCGGTAAGACAGATGAAGAAGTAATTGACGCCATAAGAGCAAATCAAAAACTAAATAGACCTACATTTGGTCCAAAAAATCTTGAGTCAATCAGGGATAAAGGTCGCGTTGAATCGAGAGAGGGTGTTGTTGGCTACTCCCAAGGAGTTGGAACTTTCGATGCCGCTCGTGATACTGGCCGGAATATGGAAGAAGAGTATTTGTTGGCCGGTGAGGAATTGGGAACAGAGATTGCTCAAGGGGACATTGCCGACGAAGGGGCAGATATTGCGGGTGCATCAGTGATTGATGACATTGGCAAAGAAGAGAGTCTTCGTGTGTCTCAGGCACGGCAAGAAAAAATACGCAAGACAGAAAAGATACGAGAAGCACTCGGTCAGTCGTATGACATCCTTGACATGAAGACATCACGACGAAGTGTTGTGAGTGGTCGCGACGATATTGCAAATAGGGAAATTGCTAACGAGTTGGGGCTAAGTCTTTCAATTGTTCAAAAACACTTGGCCTTGATTGACGAGATACGAAAGCGCGTTGAAGATGGAACATTCGCAGACCCTGAATGGATGATTCCTTTTGACGAAATTGCAGATATCGGAAGAACCGATGAGGGGATTAGTCAACTCGCAGAGAAATATAATTTCCCGGAACCCTTGATGGCGCTTTTTGCAGGTCAAGTTTCTGGATACAAGCGACGACTCGATACTAGAAGCATGGGTGCCGACAAGGCGTACCAAGATTTCGCCGACCAAGTCAATTCATTAATCAAGGCTGGCTACACCCGTGCGGAAATCGCATCAATGATTCCTGGAGTCAAAACGCCACAGGCGCTCCAGAAACGCTTAGATACAACGGTCGAAATGGGATTACTCGACCAAGAGTTAATGAGTTCAGAAATCCTTAACGCTATTCAGAAAATAAGAAAAAACGGAATTAGTGCCGTGAGTCCAAGTATGGTTGAAAAATTACGCTCCCTAGGTGTGAATATCGATGGTCTAGTAGCGCAAAAGGCACGACGAGCCATTGAGTTATCACCAGAGGAAAATGAATTTCAGTCACTAAGGGGTAGCGGAAAGTCCAAACAAGAAGTTATGGAATTGATGAATATAGACGGAGCACAATACCAAAAACTATATTCACGAATGAACATGCGAGAGAAAAATAAATAGTTCCGACTAGTTCTTTACAAGAAATCCATTTGGATTTTCTACAAAATTTTCCCCGAACATGTCGCAGGCAAGGGTGTTTACGGAATAAGAACTAGCGGCGGCTTCCATTAACGAGTCGTGAGTTGCAACATTTATTGTGTGACAGCACACAAAGTTGTCTCCCTTATTCATGTAGGGATTGATTGAATCTAATAATTCTGCGGAATTGATACCGACATCGTCGATTACCAACTTCACTCCACTCATATTTGCGATTATGTCATGGTTAGACGTCAAGTAGTGTTTTATGTCAAGAACATCAAGTTGAACAATTTCCACACCATCAATTGATTGGTTGATTTCATTCCCATAAACGTCAATATCAAATGAAATAATCTTCATGGTATGACCGCAATTTTTTGCAACGTCACTCATGTATGCCGAAAGCCCCCCATGGAATGTTCCAAATTCAAAGACATATTCCGGGCGCTCCTGGTCAATGAGTATTCTTAGGGCATTGAGAAACATTGGCTCGTGCACCAGTTGTCGATTCATGTAACGATTGGAGCCGACGCGCCCATAGTTCATGAGTACGGAAATATCCTGGTCGGTGTAAACGCCAGAATATTTGCGTTCATTTATTGATTTCAGGTGCTTCTCTAACATCTACCAATTATACTTCGTCTACATTGCTGTCACGTTACGGAAGGAACTTGCATATGACGATTATCAAACTCCAGCCATGGGAATATGTCCATGCCAATAATGTAGGCATTGAGCGATTCGTGGCAAATTGGGAAAAGCGAAATGCCCTTTATTATAATGAAGAATTCATGGAAGATGACAGGACTGCAACGGTGGCTGCAGCGGTCTGTGAACTCGCGGTTGCTAAGGCTTTAAATAGGTATTGGCACGCCCATGTCTGGCACAAATCAGAACATAAACGTTATAGCGACATTCCCGATGTAGGGAAAAATGTAGAAGTTCGTCGAGTACGCACTGGCAATGGTGCGGCGGTACGAGAACGTCAACTCGGAAAAGGTTTATTTATTTATGCAGCCAAAGCAATAATGCCAGAATTGATGCAAGTGGAAATATTGGGATGGCTACCCCATGACGAGGCGTGGGAATTGGGAAAACCAGCGCCTTACGATAAAACAAATACGACACGAACTGTGGACTGTTCATTATTACGTGAGTTTGTTCCAAATGACCACACGTTTATTTAATTTTATAAGAACGAGATACTGGGGATACTTAGTAAAACAGCACAACCAAAGACCCATAGCGCCGTAGCCAAGACGACCAATGGCAATAACAACTCTTTGCGCTTAATTACCGAAGCAATACCAAGCATAAACAAAGAAATAGCGAATAATGCCGTAAGTACCTGAAGTCTGTCACTGCGCCCACCTTCGGTCTCAGACACTGCGAGTGACTCGGATGCCCTTTCCCAGACTTCTGCTTGTGGGACATACAACTCATCCATATAGGGAGTGCAATCAGGAAGGTAACTCTGAGGTTGCGCAATCAAGCAAGGTGTTGCATATACAGAAAACTCGTATGAACCATTGGATGTTTGAATATCAGCATAAATATCATCATTGCTGACACCATCAATCAAGAGTCGCACCTGTTTGTCTTTCCAAACCGTCAAGTCAGCCCTGTATTTAACCTCAGAGGTAATCCACATGTTGTTGGATTCACTGAGGTCAAGTTGATAAACGGAGTACGCCTCATCCGAAGCCCCACCGTGAAGTGATGATTGAACTCCGGCCCACGCCGTAGTCACGGAAATAATACCAAGCATTGCTACGATATAAATTTCGTGGGTAAATAACTTTAGAAATTTGTTCATCGATTAGCCTCTCGGTATGCGATGTTTGCGAGTCGCCTATCCTTGTTGCAATCATCGTGCTTTAGTTCGCAATAGCAATCGTAGTACGGAAACTGAGTAAGGCATGTATCGCATACGGTTACGAACTGGTGATAGGTGAAGCCTTCGGGTCGCTGAGTATCGCAACAAAACGGTTCGGGTAGGAGGTATCTCACTGTGTCTTTTGCGCTGAAAGGACTGGATGTATCCCACGCAAGACAAATGGAATTTTTTCTGCGATAACAGGGTTCTTGAGAGAGTTTGTCATGAGGTTTGCTTCACTGTTATGGAATAAACACTTCTCCGCATCAATCATTGCGTCAACAAGGGTATTGATTTGTATATTAATTCCGTTCATAGATTCTTCCTTTTCTTCTTCGTAGGTGAGAATGTCGTAGGTGTCTCTGCTGGTCATGTTGTTTCCTTCTTATTGATTACTTTGGCTGCGCATTTTTGCACAATACGGTCCGATGCCTGCAGCAATACTTTTAGGATTGTCGAGAACCTTTCCGCAATCGCAGCATATGCCAGTTCTTCTTCCAATATCTATGAGTTCATCGTCGTTCAGCATGCGGTAAGTGCCGGTCTTGATGCACCCGAATAGCAACGCTTTATTGGATGCTAACTTGATGTCCGACCATCCAGGCATGTCTATTAAACGTTTTCTGATTGACCGTACTTGCTCGTCATTATTTTTGGTCACAATGGAAATTTTGAAGATATATTTATCTTCATCATCCATGTATACCCCCTCCCAAACACCCTCGCCATAAGGGTCGTATTCGGGGTCGACTTTGATTCGCATTTTTTCTGCTGACAACATTTGTTTCTCAGTGAAACCGCCATGAGTTAGGCAATAATCGTAAAGGCTTTGAGCAAAATCAGACCATGTCTGAAGCATTAACCAGATTCTCATGTCGTCATCTTTGATTAGTCTGCTTGTTCCTGGCCGAACATGATTGGTAGGCGCGGTCCTACCTGGGCTTTTAACCCATTTATTGTTCTTATCGTAGGGCATATGTTCCTTTAGTTTGCAGGTATATTTTCATCACTGTACGAGGCAGAAATTTTTTTGGGCGGTATTGGAAGTCCGCCAGCGTTCATTCTCAACCAAGTCTTTTCATCGACAATGTCGTATGTCCATGCATCCTGAGTGAATCCAATATTTGCGGGATGGGGTCGGCGGTCTACTAGTGATTGCAATACCGCCCTCTCTTTAGTTTCTTCTATCGTCACAAACCATCTTTTAGATGGGTCTGATGTATGCCAAATAACATAAACAACATCAAAGTCCTTGCCAGCAATATGTATGTTGCCTAGCGTCCCTTTATTGTTGGCCATTCTTGTTCCTCTGAATCAAGCGAGTGATTCCGTAGATAATGCCGAACCAAATGGCTCCGTTGATTAGTCCATCAATAATGTAGCCCGTGTTGACTAGTGAGGCAATAAAGCCAATACCAGCAGCAATACAGCCAGCCTTCTTGGCGAATTCCTTCTGTCCTGCCTCTCCCCTGGGTGGGGGTGGGGGTGGTAACTGATTCATAGAATTATATGACACAAGTATCTCCTATTGAGTTCTAGATAAAAGAAATTATTAGCAAAGCGAAGCATATGACTACAGCCCAAGAACAGACAATCAATAATGACCAGACCAAAAGTGCGTCAAATTTATGAAGAAATTTAGTAAAGCGGTTCTTCATTTAATTGTCAAACTTATATGACTGCTCAGGACAGAAGTTGACAACAGCCGATGCCACAATGGTGGCAAAAAGTTCCTCAATATCCGAATCTCCTTGTGCCGATGAAGTGATTGCATCCAGCACATCGTACGCTGAACTGCCATTTTGAAGGGCGTCACAAGTTACGTATCCTGTGTCAATCATGTCGTAGTCTTCTAGGAGAATAGGGCGGTCGTAGCCATTTTCAATGTCTGCAATGAACTCGTCTTCGTCAGTCCATGTAACTGGTGGGGCTGCGGTAATCGGTGCGTCAGTTGTCTTAGCGACCTTGACTGTCGTAGTGGGTGCTTCGGTGCTGGTCACATAGTAAGTCTTGCTTCCGCAACCTACGAGTGCGAGTGTACCGATAACAATCGGAATGAGTCGTTTCATTTTAGTTCCTTGTCTGTTTGTTGTTTCAGTACCCGACGGCATTTACGCCGTACTCGACTTGAGCCTGTGTGAAACCTTCATACAGGAGTTGGTCAATGAGACCCTGTCGGGAGAAGGACATTGTGTCCAGATAATCTTGAGCCTTTAATGCGGCTTGCTCGTTCCAGTCAACATCAACGGCATTGACACCGTATTCGGCTTCGGCTAGAGAGAAGCCTTCATACAAAAGTTGGTCAATGAGGCCCTGTTTTGAAAAGGACATAGCATTTAAATAACTTTCAGCATTGCCTTTTGCGTTTCTCTCGCCAAGTGTGCCTTGTTCTGGCGCTTCGGTTGTTGGGGCTGTGGTTGTTTGAGGGGCCGTAGCGATTGGTGCGTCGGTCGTTTCGGCTACCTCTACCGTCGTGTCTGGGGCTTCGGTACGAGGGGCTTCAGTTGCCGAGGTGCCACAAGCGGTTAATGCCAATGTGCCGATAATGAATGGTACGAGTCGTTTCATAATGATGATAATCCTTTTAGTTAGGGTTGATGGGTATTAGGACCTGCTGGTCCGTTGGCGCCTTTTGCAAATAAGGACAAGTCCGTAAAGGGACCCGAAGGACCCTGTCTGCTGTCGGGCGGTTCTGCTGGAGTCCGTGACTCATATAAGCCAAGATTACGAGTCACAAATGTTGGATTACTGAAGTGTTCGGTGAGTATCCGACGAACGACCTCGCCTCTTGTGATGCCATGCACGAACGCCGCATTGTCAAGGTTGGAGCGCAATGGGGTATTAATACGAACGCAAAGCGTGGGGTATTTCTTTTTTGATTTTCCCAGTGTGATGTCGGTCATGGTGATTAACCTACCTGCCGATTCTTAACTTGTCAACCTGCTCGCAGGATAATCGGGCACGGAAGGCCAAAATCTTCAAGTCAGAGCGGGCGTCATGACTAGGGCTCTATGAAAATGCATTCCCCAGGACACTCTTCGGCAGACTCAATCACGTCATTTATTCTGTCGTCTGAGAAAGAAGCCAGGCCAGCGGAACCCTCTAAATTGCCCGCTGCTGCCGCATAAATCTTTCCGTTCTCTTGCACATAGGCAAGACCATCCGACATCATTACGAATACATCTGGGGCTATCTCACTGCAAAGGCCATCGCCGGTACATAAATCTTGGTCAATCCAAACTTTCATGTTTCGTCTGCTTTGCTTTCACAGGCGCTTTTTTGTCAACCTTTGTAAAGACTCCATTTATTTCAGCGAGTTCAAGTTTGCCGTCATCTAAGAATTCTCTGGCGAGACCTTCAACAACAGTTGCGACGCCAGCCATGCCAGCCATAAAGCAGGCTTTCCATAAGGTGACACCAGCAATTGTACCAGCACCAATAACACCCAGACCCGATGCGGCAAAGACTGCCAGAATTCTTAATAATATAGTTTTCACTCATACACCCCCGTGTTTTTTAAGAAGACTTAGCGCACGTTTCTGAACAGAAAAGCGCATTCTCCTTGTATCTGACCATTCCCCTTACGGTGTGCTTGTTGCACTTGGGGTATTTGTTTGGCGCATTCTTTGAACCGATATACATCATTGATGAACCATAGATAGCAGGGTCAAGAACTACTTGCTTGACTACCTGATTAGCCATCGGCTTTGCTGGTTTCTTTGGTGCCATCAGACGTCTCCCTTTGCATGGTCGTTAATGTGTTGGTCAATCCATACTCTCATTTTTTCCCTTTGGTGATTGGTCCACCTGTCAATACATCAACACCAGTTTCAGTGACCAACACGGTGTGTTCAAATTGCGCGGTGCGCTTGCCGTCTGCAGTG